ATTATTTCTTAGAGGGTTCTTCTAATAGAGTAGCAGGAGAATCAGAATATTTAAACATCTCATTGAGTAGCTTTAGAATAGGCTCCCTATTTTTATACTTCTTCTCTTCCTCCATACAAAATCTGGATACCTCTTTAGCAGTCCAATTTCTGTCTGTGCCATTTCTAAATAGAGCTCGGAACTTAGGCATAGATTTAGATTTTGGATCAGTGTGGCTAAGGCCATGAGTTTTAATAAGGTGCCAGTATTCGTTTAAAACTTCTCTATCCTTATCAATTGGAGCAATATATCTATCGCCTTCTACTACAATACCCTGTCTTAAACAGGTTCTAATTATCTCTTCTTGCTGAGAAGTTATGGTATCAGGAACTACACATGAATATTTTTGACTATCTAACCATATAGATCCTACACCAAAAAATGATTCAGCTTTCTGGTTCAGAGATATAGTCTTTCCTTTAATAGAGTTAGGATAAAATGTTTCTCCTCCGACGACGGAGGAGATACTTAGAGCATCAATGGATGCTTTAATACTATCTTTATTTTTATTCTTGGTCATAATGTTCAAAAAAAATAGGGACCGGCTAGTTGACGCTAACCGGCCCCTGGCGTCACTTTAAGGTAGCAAAGTAACGTCGCTTCGCCATAAGACTGTTGGTCAGCACACTATGGCACGGTCCCGCCAGGTTTTTGCCTGGTAGTTCTATTTTAGAATACGGAATCATTGGTCTCTATATTATTGCTGGCCACTTATATAAAAATGTACTATAATAATCAAATAATTGATAATTAGATTTCTTCTGAAGCATTAGGATCAGCAGGACCATTCTCGTGAGGCCCTTCTATAGGAGCCTGAGCCGCTACTGGCTCTCCTATATAAACAAAGGTAGTCACTCTTCTCCCTTTTGCATGGGCCGTAGTTCTAACAGAATCTACTTCAGATGTAGTAAAAGTAAATGTAGAGAAACCAGCGGCCTTAGTCGCTCCCCCAGAACCAACAGCAACCTGAGTACTAAGCTGAAAATCTATAGATTCTGGTAGGACTCTAATATTGGTAGCAGTTGAAGTATTAACTGAAACCTGCTGAAGCTCAACTACCATAGTGAAGGAGGGTACTTCTATAGAAACATTAACTGTTGGATTAGCTATAGTTACAGTCGTTTGCCCCATAGTTGAGATAGTTGCTAATGGGAATACAACTCCGGATTGTCCTGTTTCTGATAGTAAATCAGGTATTAGATATCCCATAAAGCATTGAAATCCTTCTTCATAGTCGTCAGTTGTAGAAGAATGATCAAGACTTATCATGTAGTTTAGAAGACTTAGTGACTTAGCTAATATTACATCATTACTGTCGGCATAGAATTCAAGTAAGGCAGCTTCCTTAGCTATAGATAAACACTGAATTATGTTAAAGGCATAGAGTACAGACCAACGAACATTTCTTGTAATACCTACTGGCCATTCAGGATTTACCCCAGGAATGGCCCCTGGATCTGTTACAGAAAGAACCTCTATGTCGGCATCTGATAAGGCTCTAGCATAGCCGTTAGTAGGAGATGTAACTAATTTTGCTTTAGCTCCTTGAAGATAGTGGTTAAATCTTACTGGACCAGTTTGACCAGTAGGTAGCTGGAATTGTTCCCCAGCAATAAACCCAGGACCAGAAGCATCTTTTAAGAAGATTTTTAACTGAATTGCCTCAGAGAATCCTCCTACTTCGTTATCTTTGTGATAAAAATAAATCTTACCCTGAGCTCCACTATCAAGTCCCACAGAGTTTAGAGTATGAGGCAGTAGTCCTACAGATCCTATAGATACTATAAAAGCATCACATGCTGCAATACTAGGAAATATTAATTGAACAAACTTAAATGTTGATTCTCCCGGTCTACCATCTCCGTGGGCATAGCCATGTAATACTACTGTTGCAGAAATGTCCCTAGCTATCTGCAGCATTCTTAATCCTTCTGGATCTGTAGGATCAGAGCATAGCAAAGACTTAGCTACAAAGTAAAAGCCTAGAGCAGCCTGTCCTTCTTCCCAAGCTCTCCAGTGATTTCCAGCAGGTAAACAAGCAGGTTGTACACAAGGTGATTGGATGTTTGCAGCTCTAATTACTTCTGTACCTCCTGGTACAAGAGTATGATCTAAAAGACGATGACCAGGTCGTCCTAAATTATAATGAAGTCTTGTTCTTATCCAAAACTCTAATTCGGAATCATCGAGGAATTCGTGAAGGAAGGCAGCATTTTGGTAGGTTCTTCCGGTAGACCTTGAGGTCCCCCAGTCATTTATGGTATCATTAGAAGTATCAGTTCTTTGAGAGTATATCCAATACTTTGCATACATATCAGCATACATTAAACTGAACCAATCCATAGTGATAAAACACTGTATCATGTTCATAGTTATAGTAAAGTGTTCTTTATCAGGACCTATAATCATAGCTCCAGTCCATATCCTACAGACATCTTGGTCGTTTACTCCTCTATTAAAACCACAAAATCGCAATCCAGCAAAACCGAACATAGACCCACCCCAGAATAAGACGTTATGAGAAATAAAATCATTGGGTGGTACCGGATTCCCGTCATCTCCTAGATACCAATTATGACGAACAGATCCTTGCCTTGTACAAAACTCTAGGTAAGGTATCCAGTTATAATTGGCTGTAGACATTATAGGCCAACCTCTTATACCATATGCATAATCCTTATATCCGTGCTGTCCTGCATCTGCTGTATTAGGATTAGGACCACTATTAGGCCAGAGGTATGGAGATGGGGTTCCAGGCTGAGATACCATGTTAACCCGCATATCCTGTTCTAGATTGTTACTTCTGTTCAACGCATCAGCATCACTAGTAATATAAGGAGGCCTCTCTGGCATTATCCCGGTTACAGGAAAAGAGGTCTTCCAGTCTTCAGCTATAGCAAGAATTTGCTCTACTAGTTCTGCATTAGAAGAGTTTGTATTGTCCCAAGCCATTATGCCTTTATAGCAATGAGAAGAGGCTGCAGCCATCCGATTCTCGTTAGCTACAGCAGCGTTAATAAGTTTATACTCAATATTAGTATCAGTGTGATGAGTAGTAGTAGGAATTTTATATTGTTCCCAAATAATATGAGTTCTTGGTCCTATAATAAACAGTTTAACGTCTTTACCATTGAGATGGTAACAGGGTTCAATTCCTTGCTCATTTGGCATATCAGGATAAAACCTATAGAAACCAAACCTAAAATAGAACTGAACATGACGTAGATCCGATGGAATTTCAACAGTAAGTTCTACCCAAAAGTACTTTATCTTAGGATCTGTAGATAGAGAATCAGGTAGATGAGTAAAATATCTATATCTGCCATAGTGGTCTGAAGGACCACCACCCTCCTCTAGATTCTCTAATACACTTGTCATAGGAATCTGATAAGTGACATCACCAGGAGGATCTCCTATCCTAAAAGTAAATACAGTACCTAGAAGATCAGTAATTAAATTAGGGTTTATATTATAAGGAAATGCTGTTCCAGGCGCTGCTATACTTATTGTTACTTGCTTCTCTTCCTGAGCTAATAGATCAGTCCTAAATGTACATCTTGCGTACTTTACTGATCCATCATCCCATCTTATTCCTTGTGGATACCATTGAATAATTTGATCAGTATGATCAGTAAGTGCGTTATTTACTACAAGTGTATCACTTTCTTGTAGTCCTAGTGCTCTAGCAAAAGGAACTCCTAAGGTTACTATTCCAGTACGAGCAAAATTTGTTCTATTCTTAACAAGAGCAGTTGGCATAGTATTACTTATAGTAAAAAATAAGGCCGATCAGAGTTTGACCGGCCCTATATAAGACTCTACTTAATATCCACACTACCTATTCATTAGGCAGTGCCGATACCAGTAAAGTTCTCGTCACCAGTTATCGGACTGAGAACATCACCAGTGTTGTAGTTAACAGCAATCCGGTCGATGAAGTCCACACTCTTGGCGATCTTGATGCTCTTGAGAATACCTATTCCCCGACCATCGTTCTTTACAGCTACGCCGTATCGTTCACGAAGCTTGATCTTCATGATATCCTTAGATGGATCAGTCCACTCGTCAGAGGTGACATCCTCATCTACTACCAAGATTCCTAGCTCATTAATATCACAGAAGACTATATCTGTGGTGTTAGCACTCGCCGTAAAGGTCATGTATGGCGATACTATGATATTGAAGGTTCTTCCAAACATAGAAGGAAGATTGTTGTAGGTTGTAGCAAGGTTCTCAGGGTTTGAGACATATGTATTATGATTCAACATAGTCTGTGTCCACTGAGGAGCATTGCCAGGACTACCCTGCGGCCACTGCCGTAGTAGACCCGCCATACCATTCTCAAAGCCAAACAGCCTGGCCAGACCCTCGTCAGCAAATATCTTCCAAGCGAAGGGATGCATAATCATGGTGTTCATTACGAACCCAGTATTGATCATTGTTCCCCAAGCCTTGAAAATATCGTCCTGGGTAAGGGTGCCGTTGTAAGCACCAGCTGCATTTCTACCGGTAGGACCAGGAACACCCGTGCCCTTATCGGAAGCATTACTGATCAGGATTGTCCCGTTCGTGGTAATGAGATCTGCAACCTTTCTTTCCTTTAGACGAGCTAGGGCTCGGCCACAAGCACGAAGGTTCATGGATATGATGTCAAACTGGCTGTACCGTCTCTGCTCCTCGGTCACCTTTAGGGCGATACCCGACTTGCCGATGATACACTCAGTCTGGCCTCCCATTTCCATGGTACCCTCTGGATACTCTTCACCCTCTGCAATATCTGCAGCACCATTTGCTAGTGCTCCAAATGTTGGGAAGGATACTCTAGTTCCAGCACTATAATTGACTCTAGTGAGGAGAGGAGTAAGTACCAGAGCAGGCTCTATAGCCTCACGTACTATGTTGCTAAGAGTACGAGGAATCAACATCGGAAGGTCCGTGCTGAAATTGTCCCTCATCATCTTTGTAGCTGCTATGTCTTTTTCGATTAGCTGATCGATAGTAATCTGCTCACTATTACGATCTAGTCTACCGTTCTTGGCCCAAACTTCTCTTACTTTACGAAGGTTGGCCTTATCTTTTCGGGTAACATCCGAATCTTCGAAACCAAGGTCATCCTTGGTCTCCTTAGCTTGCTTGATTGACTCAGCAAGGTTCATGAGGACTTTCTTCTGTTCGCCCTCAAACACATCAAAATTAAGTTCTTCCATTTTGTGTAGTCTCCTATTACAGGCGAATCAAGAGAGTCAGACCCCAATATTCTTTGTTGGCGTCAGCTCGGGCTCCGAGGAAGAATCCAGGGACACCCTTGGTGCCAGAACCAGTCAGGTTCAGGCCAGGTACAGTTTGTATCTTTGAAAGGTAAGCCATCTCACTATCATAAGTGGAATTGATTGTAAAGTCAGAAAGCTTATCAGCGAGGACATCACCTTGTGAGGTAGAGCCACCACCGACACCCAACTTGACCTTTCTCAGGCAGCGGCCAACCGTACGATCCGGGAGATCTGCAAGAGTGGGGTAAGACTGAAGTCTAGCATACCGACCAGCGAGGTGGGTTCCAGAAGCATGTGAAGCAATCGTGGGGGATGGGGGCGAGAACCCGATACCGTGTCTCACACCAACGCCAAGGATTACTGTGTCACCAGCTTCGAGCAACCACTCGTCTGAGTTTACTGCAGGTACCTGAATTACATAGTCAGTTAGGACGCCAACAGCCGTGTTACGGGTGTAGTTGGTGTATCTAGCCTGAAGTATAAAGCTGTACACTGGCTGATAGCATACACCGAGGGGGCGTACACGACCGACAGCGTGGTTACCTGAGGTTGTTGGCAAGGCAAAGGTGTTAGATGCACCAACCTGAATAAGGCTGGGAGAATCCAAGTTGTGTACGATCGTGATCGCACCACCCGCACCACCACCAGTGAAGGCATAGAAAGTACCGGTACCAAGGATGGCAGGGCAAAGCTTTCCAGCTCCAACGGCGTTACCACCAGTGATCATTCCTACGAGTGTTCCTGGTTCTATTACAATCGGGTCATTGTGCAACTCGTCTACTCTGACGTGAGCAAGACCCGTCCATGCTTCCTTAGCTAGTGCGCCTGCTACTGGCCGCTTGCCTTCGCAGTACTCATTGTAGTAAGGACGAGCAACTTCATATCCGCGAGGTACTCTAATAGCCATATTAGTTATCGTCTCCTAGTCCAAGTTCGTCTGAAAGTTTGTCAAGAGCTCTTGGAGGAGCCTTAGACTTTTTATCCTTATTCTCTGGCTTCCCACCCTTCTCAGGTATGGGATTTGTTATTTTGTCTTTCTTTACAATATCTCCAGCGGAAGGTAACTTATTCTCAGTGCCCTTATCCGCTACTGGCTGTTCAGGCTCTGACATGAGGTCCTGTAAGGAGTCCTGTAGAGAATCAATAGATCTAGTAGAGAGTTTCTCTACAAAAGCGTCAAGTTTCTCTTTAGTATCCAAACCCTCTGAACCAGCCTTCTTGAGACGAACTCTTAGACTAGCTAAAGATAGTGCAAGTGTCTTGGACATTTTCCCCTGCATATTAGTAGCGTCTGTCGTTAGCCTCTGGATGTGACTATCCTTTCCCTCAACTAGCTTCTTCAAGCTAGTGAGTTCTGCATCAGCTGCAGATAGTTTGTCTTTAAGGCTCTTCATCTCAGCATTTAGAACATCAAGTTCTGTTTTACTGTCTGTCATTGGTTTATCCTTAGATTTAATATCTAAATCTTTTGCCTTATCAAGATTTTGCCCCACATCTGAAGCCTTCGATCTATCCCCCGGAGTATTCGGATGGACATTAGTAGTCACATCAGATTCCTTAGGGTCAACAGAAGACATAACATGCTTGAGCTTGTCTGCAACTGCAGGGCTTACTGCAATCACTGTCTTATTGGTAGCAGACTTATGTTTGCCACTAAGAAGACTTAGTTCGCCATCATCATCACAGAGAACGAGGCTTCGAACCGTTTCCCTCTTTCCTGTTATCTGAGTAGCGATAA